CCTGTTGAAACTGCTTTGTAAGCGAAATTCTGCCTCGCAATTAATCCGCTTTGCCCGAAAGCAAAAACACTAAATAATATTAAGATATATTTTTTCATAATGAGCCTACTACTATATAATTGTTTAACGTTGTTCTTTGTTTAATTGTGCAGCTCAACTTTTCAGCCATTGTAGTGCCTGCGTTGTTATGCAAAACCACACTCCCGCCTGTTGCAACCGTCAATGTCACGCCTGTCAAAGTTACGAAACTACATTCAAAATTAGCCACTAACCCGTTGGGAATTGTTACCGTGCAACTCGCTGTGAAAATTACTACTTTACCGTTGTAGGCATCGGTTAATGAAAATGATGTTCCTGTTTCGGTGACTGGTTTAATGATGTCCGAAGTCAAAGCCAGAGCTCCACTTGCATCTGGCAAAATGTATGCCCTGTTGTCTGTTATCGTGTTTGAAAAGCTTGCATAAAAGGTTTTTGCTGAATTGTAAAGGTTTAGGTATCCATTTTTTACAGCAAAAAAAGCAGTAGCATCTAAATCATACTTTGCACTAAACTCACCGTCCGAAAAGTACATTTTGAAATAATCTGCCGTGCCTATACTTTTGAACCTAACTTCTCCATTATCAATTGTTTTAATCCCGGCTATTGTTTGATTTCCTGTTAATTTAACAGTTTCTTCATCCAACTCTTGAAATGCGCTTTGAGCGTTTGTAGCAGCTATACCACCAACAGGCGAAACACTCACATTCGTAGCTGGTACTGTTCCCGAAGCAACAGCCGTGGTAGTTGTTTTTTGTTTCCTCAAATCATCAACGTATCGCAACACACTTTTCTTTGTGCCAACATCGTAACTTGTTTTGTATTCGAAAGTCAGTTTATACAGTAATCGAATTTCTCCATCTCGAAGAGTAGGGAAAATCGTTTGCAATTGCTCCCAGTTATGCGCCTGTGCGAGTGTTAAATTTGCAAAATCCGTTTCGGCACTTTTGATTTTAATAGTTTCCCCGTAACGAGGGTCTTGAAGTGCATACACGTAGTAAACAAAATAATTATTAGCCGTAACTGCTGTACGCGTGCCGTTCACGGTCAAATATTCTGGAGTGTTTGTTCCAGAATTCCATAAAAAAGGAAAATCCGTGGCAGGTATTTTTTCCAATAAACCAGATGCGCTATTCGAAATGCAAATAAACTTACCTGATGTTGCGGGTAGCAATCCTGTGCCTAAATTCTGCGTGAATTTAACCGAACCTGTTGCCGCATTCGTCAGTGTGTAATAAATGTTATCGTCCAAAATTGTACCGCTCGATAAAGCTATTACGGCATTTGAGCCATCCACTGCAGGCGTGCCAGCTGAAATTGCGTTGCTTGAAATTGTCAATCCGCTTGACCATTTTGCGCCATCAAGGTGTTTCCAAGCGTGGTCGACCCAACTAACATCATTCTTGTGAAACTCAACCGCCTCAATTACCCGTCTGTCTGCAACGCCTAAAGTTGCATTCCAGTAGAAACGGTAAACCGTGGCGATGGTCGAAAATTCTGTCCACGGTGTTTGTGTTGCAATTGGATTTCCTGAACTGTCGAAGTAAAAGTACCAAATCCCAGTTGTGTTTGTAAAATTAAAGGTAACAGGACTCGTTTTTTCGTGCATCACCGCTATACCGCTTCCGTCAGTGAAGAACCGAACAGGGTTAAGTGACGAAATTGCAGTACCGTTTTTGACGGTTGAAATAGTCAAAGTCAATGCCGAGTTATCAATGGTAAAATCATTCTCGGTTAAAAATTGTTTTTGGCAAATTCCTGTAAATACCGTTTGTTTTAGATCCAAATCTGTTTTTAAAGCGATATTTGCCGCTGGAGTTTTCTTATGCACGCCATCTGTTTCCTGTGTTACAAAGTAGGTAGGTGTGCTGTTTTCAGTCGCTACCGTGTTTTGAATACCGTAGGGCGGTTTGAATGGATTATTTTGCGCCAACGCAAATAATGGTAGTAAAAATAAAATTAGTTTTTTCATAGGTAGTAAGAAATTAATATTTGTGAGCCAACTTCTATTGTTTGCTTGAACGTAATAATGTTAGTTGTTTGCGTGAACGTGTTTAGGTCTGATTCAAACCCTGCTTGTTCCAAATAATGAGGGTATCCGTCTATATACGCTATTGGCATAGCTATAGCTCCTACAGGAATAGTATAATCCTGCCCAGAGCCAACAAATCTTATAATTTGTATTCCGGTAACGTAGTTTTGCAAAGCTTGATAAACAGCGTCCTCGCTTGGAGAATAATTTAAAACGCCCGATGTTACTGTTTGACTTATCATTGCTGCCGGGGGGTCAACCACGATAGGTATTTCAACTCCTAAAGTCCAATTCGTTCCATTTCCAACAATTGCATTTAATTCCTCGGTACACACAATATCAGGGAATCCACCTGTTTGATGATATGTGCCTTTCCCTGCTAAAAACCATTCATTTGTCGTTGTGTTTGGCAGCGTTTGTCCGTCTATGACCGAAATAGGCAAAAAAGCCAACGACCCAGTTGCGCCAATAACTCCAGCTATAAATGTGGACAAATCAGAAACAGTACCACGCCTTAAATCAGTTCCGACTTCGTGAGGTATATTGTCGGTTAAATTGAAAGGCGCTTCAACTAACTGGCCGACTCTTATTGTCGATATTAATAATGGGTCTATCATAGTTTCATCATTTTTAAACGCACAACATAAGGCTGGTAGTTTTTGTTTGTTCCTGATACTCCTGCTATTTCTGTTGTGGAATAATCCGTAGAAGTACCAGAGTTGTCAAGTGTATATTGTGCTCCTGAACCCCCTGCGTTATTGCTATTTCTTCGTATATTATGGCTATGCGACACCAACACCGCATCTGGAGAACCGCCATACCCTCCTATATTTGAAAAATTACTTCCGTATGCAATAACTGTTAGTCCATCATCGTTTGGAGTTCCGTTTTGCCCGTTGCAAATAGCGAATCCAGTACATAAATTAATCCCTAATCCTGTAACATCAAAATTATCATCAATGTATTGTTGAGTGACTGCCATTTCTTTTATCTCAAACTGCAAAGCTGCCGAATGAATATTTATAAAATTAACCAAATCTTGAAAAGTAGTTTTTTTCAAAGTTTGGTCATCCAATGTTTCGAACGGGAAAATATCCGTCAACAGGATGCTATCCGGTGGCAATTGGTCAACTCTTACCGTGGTTATGTCGTTTGGATTTATCATTAATTATTTAGTTTGTATTATTTGTGTTGCCGCTGGGTCTGTTACTATAACCTCGTTAGGGTCTCCGCTGTTTAAAACATCTGTACCTTTGGTTGTTGTAAGCGGTATGCCGAAGCCAACTAAACTACCAGAAAATGATAAAAACTCATCAACAGCAGTAGCTTCCGAAAGTTCTTGAATATAGCATTTACCATAGTCAACAACAGGAAAATCGCCTTCTATCTTCCATTCCAATAATGTTTTTGAGCGTTTTAATTGCTTTAATTTATCATAACTCACAACTGTAAAAGTACCACCGCTAACACTTGAATTGATTTGCAATCCACTAAAGGAAATCGTGTAACTTTGCATCGTTGGGCGTGACGTTGCCCATCCTTGATTATCACGTGTTGTCGTGTCTATAAACTCGCTTGTTTCGCTAAATGGATTGTCAGTTAGGCAAGCAATAGGCAAGTAACTGCCTAAAACTTTTATGTATAAAATTCTACTTTCTCCTTTGTAAAAATCCATATTATGATAATATTTATTCAAAGATAATAAAAATTTTATATATTTGTAATTCTAATTGCAGTTAGATTTTAAAAAAATAATTTAAAGAATCCCGATATGCTGCAACATTGACGGATTCTTTTTATATTATGGAAGTTTGGAAAAATATTGAAGGATTTGAAAATTATGAAGTTAGTGATTTAGGAAATGTTAGAAACGTTAAAAATAATAAATTACTAAAAGGGTGTAAAGATAAAGATGGTTATTTAATTTCTACTTTTAGAAATAACAAAATAAAAAAAGTATTGAAATTTCATAGACTTGTTGCTATCGCTTTTATTTCTAATCCGGAAAATAAACCACAAGTAAACCATATAAATGGTATCAAAAACGACAATTGTGTTGATAATTTAGAATGGTGTACTAATTCTGAAAATCAAAAACACGCACACATAACTGGATTAAAAATTGGCAGAAAAGGTAAAAAATGTAATTTTTACAATTTAAAAGGTGGATTAAATTTTAATACAAAAAAAGTCATAAACATTAAAACTAATCAAGTTTATGACTGCGCAAAAGATGTTTCTGATTTTTTAGAATACTCTCACGTTTCTTTTATAAAACAATTAAACGGAAGCAATATAAATAAGACTGATTTTAGATATTTAACTCCTGATTGACGGTTTTACGACCGATCCATAATCAAATGTCAAACTATAATTCAAGTCGGCAACCTCGCTTGTAAAAAACTGCAACAACTTGCCTTTTGTAATATTCGTGTCCGTATCGTAACTATATTCTACAAACATAAATAACCCATTTATGTTATTTATTTCGATTATAGATAAATATGGCAGATAACCGTAAAAATCTCCAGTAAACTCTTTGATTGGCTTTTGTTGGATACGCATATCATCCTCGGCACTTATTTGTAAAATAGATTTTTCTTCCAGCTTGCCTTTACGTGTCCAAACTGTTGTAAGGGTTGTTTTATCGCTTTTGTAAATAGCACCGATAAACACGTCTCCAATACTGTCACCATTATAAACTTCTTGGTTTTCCTTTATAATCGAACTTGGAGCGTTGTTTCTCTGTACCGTGTGAAACTCCCCTATTTTGCCGTCATAATTGAAATTATTAATAAGTTCGCATCTTTGAACTTCGACAATAACAGGCGATATTTTATCCGAAACAGCCGACCTGATTATAACATAAACAGTACAGTCATTTGGCACTGGTTCTATTTTTAAAGTCCAGTCAAAACTTCCTGCACCATTTTGCGTAACCCTTGCTAGTGTTTCCGTATTTTTCCAAACACCATTACTATCTGCCCAATAACCATCTGAGCGAACAATGTTAAATCCGAAGTTGGTTTGCGAATTAGTTTCTACGCTTAATTCAACTTTTAAATCGATTTGGCTTCCTGCATTTACAAAAACGCTTTGACTTCTTAATATTTCTTTTAATATGGGGTCTGACAAGATATATTTTGTTTCCATTTTCAACCCCATTGTATCGTTCAAATCGTTAATTAGAACAGTTCCATATAAGTTTGTTGCTTTAGTCCAGCTGTCAAAAATTAATGCGCTGTCGTGATGCAATGTTGGGTTGGAATTCATTCCTGTTTTGAATCCGTATTTATAATTTAAACGATACGCTGAAATCGCTCCTTTTGTTTGAATTTGCTGATTTCCGTTGGAATGATGTGGAAAATAATTATCAATTTGCGAACCTACTTTTTTGTATAGATTTTTTACAAAAGTAGTGTTTAGTGTATTATCAATAAACGTAACATTGTTTGTAAACTCGTTTGGCCTATAAACACACCATTGCCCGTCTTGTTGGGTAATGCAAGCCGAAAAAATATTTAAAACTGAATTTAAGACTTCCTCACACGTCATTATGGTGTTGTCATCTACTTTTACAAATCGTTCTGAATTAATGTAAGTGTCTTTTAAAATGTTTGTTCCGGCATAATCAATATAATGAACATCGATAAAGCTGTTTATTGTCATTACTATGCCGGTTCTTGCCAAGCAGGCCTCAATAACTTCAAACATTGATAATTTACCAGTAAATGTAAATCCGTTGCTTTTTACGAATGACAAATCTTTTAAAGTTCCCAACCCGTCTATAAAATCCAAATCAACTACCCATATATCACGGACAAATGATTGTGTCACGCCATCTGGTTTCAAAAAACCATTGAATACGGTTACGCTGTTTTTTGTAGCTTTTACAGTATATGTTTTTTCGTCTGCTTCTGAAAATTCATCAAATGTTAGCGATGGATTTGCTTCTAATTGCAAGTTTAAACCGGTGCCACGGATAGGATCGAGAATGTTGTCCACACTTCCTTTGTCAAATGAAATTTTACCGAATATTTCAGTAGATATGCCGCTGAATCCAGCCTCAAATATTTGAACAAAATAGCCTGTGTAATCGTTTCTTATGAAATATTTTTCCATTATCCTCGTCCTCCTATTCTTAAATTACGTTGTGTAGTGTTATTTAGAACACCTATTAAAGAAGTCCCTGCTATTTCAAAAACAACAGTTCCGTTCATCCCTCCGCTCCATCCTCCGCCTCCTGATGTTGTTGATGTATTGTTTGCTCCGTTGCCTGTGGATGTGGATGTTCCGCCACCGCTGCCCATTGAATTTCCTAAACCACTGGCTTTAGAAGAAACGATAGAACCTAGGGCAACCAATGCGACCCCGGCTGCTATTGCCGCAACTGGGTTTAGGGTTTTTAATGCTGTTTTTATGCCTAAAATACCAACACCTGTTGCGATGGCCATTTTTCCTAACTCAACCAAAATGCCGCCTAAACTGCTTAACAATCCCTTTCCTGCCGCTTCTAAAACATTTCCACCTGTCCCTATTGCGTTACCGATTACAGAACCTAAATTCGCAAATGTAGATGTTAAATTATCGCTTATTATTGCGCTAATATCTTCATTAAATTGAATCATCGCCTCTTGCGCTCTTATTGCCTCTTCCGAAATAATAGTAGCAATCCCTTTCATCGATGTACTTATTTTCGAAGTGTCGATAACTGGAGTTAATTCTAATGGAGTTATAAAGCTTTGCAGCCCGCTAACTTGTGGTGTATCAAATGTTTTTGATGCTTTTGGTGCTTTTGGTGTTTTAATTAAAAGCTTTGAAGCGGAGCTATTTATTGCGTTTATTGAGTTTTGATACCTTTTGTTTACCTCGGTAGCTTTGTATATCTCCCCTCTGGTTCTTTCCATTATATCGTAATAACCCCACATAGTAGCTTCTGCTTCTTTGTATGTTTGAGACGTCTCTCCTTGTTCTCTTCCTATTTTTCTTAATTCTACTTGACTTTCTGTATATTCTTTTCGTTGAGTTTTATAAGCTGCATTTAATTTATAAAGAGCTAATAATTGAGGTGCTGCGGCCTTAGCTAAATTAGACGCTATTTCTTTATTTATCAAAGCTTGTGTTAACTGATTTACTGTACCAGTCAGATCAGATGTCATTATTTGCTCTTTAGACAAATTGCCAAAATAGCCTGGGTATTGTTTTTGTAAATTATCAACCGCTATTAATCTTTCTTTGTCTGATAACGCCTTGTTTTGAGCTGCCGAAACTAAGGATTTTAATCCAAAAATTTCTCCAGCCGTGGCTTTTACAGCTTCATCGCTTGCCTTTTTAATAGCGTCACCGAACTCGTCAAAGTCTCCAGTAATTTTGTCAATAACATCACTTACGCTCAAACCGCTTTGAGCCATAAGCGTCAACCCTGTTGTTAGTAAAGATATTCCCAACAGAATACCGCCGCTACCAAGCAACGAGCCAGCTAGGGCTTTTAACGCCCCCCCTGTTGATCCTGTAGCGTTCTTTAAATGCCCGAAACTCTCAACGGTTGCCGTGATGTTGTTTCCAATACCAATAATACCGTATGGGGCATCTTGTGCGATACGTGAAAACTGCATTAAAGCATTTGATCCGTTGGCCGTGCTTTTAGCCATTTTATCAACTGCTGGAGAAGTTGCAGAAAACTGTTTTTGCAATCCTGCCAAATTGTTTTTTGCAATAAGGATTTGCTTATTTAGTTCAGTAACATCTAGTCCAACTTTTAAGTTAGCGGATTTTTGTTGTCGCAATTTTTCTAAAGCAATGACAGCCTCGGTAATTCCTTGTTTTAAATCGGATACATCTGCTCCAATTTGTACTTCTAACTTGTTTCCTGTTGCCATTTTTGGAATGCTTTTATAAAATTATCTTTATGCTCTTGGGTAACGCCTTGCTTTATTTTTTTATCTTCTCTCAAAGGTAAGAAATTTTCTTTTCGTTTCACCATTTTTTTTGGGTCTTGATGTGGTGCAATATAAGTTGTCCACATCATTTCACGCAACATTTGCCATTTGTATAAATCTTGTCGTTTATACGAAAAAAGCCTGATTTGAAATTCTGCCCACGTCATATCGTAAACGAAATCCAAATCAGGACATTTAAGCTCACCCAAAGCAAAACTTATTACATCTTCGCTCCAGTTTATTTTTTCGTCACTTTTTTTTTAACTTCTTCTTTTTGTTCCGGTACGTCTTTTCTTAATGACTGTCCAAAGGCTGTAAAAAAATCAACAACACTTTTAGAGTCAAACCCTCCGTCATCATCAATCCAATCCGAAATTGTAAAAACATCAAAATCAGGGGTTTCGTTTTTTCTTATGTAGCCATAAGCCAAAGAATGATACATAATTTCCGGCATCCATTTAAACGGATTGGCTTGTATTTTTGCATCGATTTCATGCATTTGAACGCCTGTTTTTTCCAACAAGTTACCCAAAAAACCTAATCCGAAATAAAAATCTCGGTATTCTCCCCCGATATGTAGATTTATTTTTTTCATGTTATAATAATTCAGCTTTCCAATATCCATCTACACTACCACCCGACCCTGTACCAAATCCAATGTAAATAAATCTATACATTTGATATTGAGTTAGAACTACGTTCGCAATGAAAGTGTTGAACGTCGTAAACATTTTAGCCGTGTTTGCGACATTAGCCCTGATTTCGATATTATTTGCGACCGCAATAACATACATTTCAGTGCCTATTTTTGTGACAGCAGGCAGATAAGCGACACCTCCAGTAAAACTGCAAGAAGTTATTTTATTCGTTAATTCCGAAGGTGTTGCGCTTAGTGTTACTGATGTGCTTGTACCTCCTGTTTCTTGGTCAACATAGTCAACAATTGATTTTAAATTAGTTCCAACATCTGTTGGAGTAATTCCTGCTGGCGTCGTTTCATTTGTTATTTGGCCGTCAATCTGCGCCTTTAATGCTGTATTTGTCATTTTATTTTATTTAAGGTTAAGCAAATTCACTGCTAAAAACATTATTGAAAACGCTAGTTCAGGCGTTAGGGTCGGTTAATACAATTGCCCCGTCTCCGTCAATAGTTGCGCTAAATGTTGAAACTTCGTCACCACTTCCAAATGTTGCGCTTAAATCGGTAATGTAACCGCTACCGAAATATTTAACTGATGTGGCATCATCGATATTTGTGTCTAATTTCCATTCAACAAGTGTTTTTGCTTGTTGCAACAAAAACAACGCATCGTGAGATTGTTTTGCTGTATCGCCTCCAACTGTGGTAGTGTCGATATATTCGCCCTCTGCATCGATTGTATAACTAAATGATCCCGCTGTTTTTTTAACAACTCCGGGATAACATTTTGTTTGGCTTTCAATCATTGAAACAGTTGTGTTTAAACTGTTTGAAGTTAGACAAGCGACTGGCTTATAGGCAGCACCTGTATAAATGTAGATAATTCCTTTTTCGCCTTTTACTGACATAGCTATATTGTTTTAAGTTTAAAAATTTTATGTAAATATAATTAATTTATTCCAATGTAAGCACTAAACGGATAAAATTTCGATAAACCGTCTGTGTTGCAGTACTTGTGTCTAAATTAGATGGAAATTCATAAACACGATTTAATACTGTGAATCCTGATATTTGAATATTTTCTATTAATGCTAAAATAGCGTCTTCCATATCATCGTTAGCAACACGACTACCCACATTTCCAGCTCCATTGTAAATGCAAACTAAATCCAATAAAGTAGCCACTTCCCATCTGTGACCGCATTTATTTGCGTTAATGTCCTCTTTGTCTTGTGTTGAAATAATGACGTATTGAGTAGGATTTAATTTTCCTGTTACCTGCGTGTCATAACACGGATACGTTGCATTAACAGCATCATAAATAGCTTTTCGGATATGTTTATTTGGATTTACCATAATCTTTTAATAAGTCTTT